AACGATGTTGCACAACATCCGCACATTGTTCTTGACAACGAGCGCTCTACCCGTTTACTTCGCGGCAGAATCGGCATGCTTGGCATGTACCCTGTTGCTAACACACAATTTGCTAAGTCATTAGCCCAAGTTTTGAAACTCTCCACCGAGGACTCACCGATCCAATCTTTTGATAGTAAGGATTTAGAAACTTGTTTGGGCAATGACGGTCGTGCCTTCATGGGCTCAACTATGATAAAAGATCCAAATACTGGAAAGCTTGGATCGGTGATCCTTCACAATTGCATGAATCGTTCTGCATGCCCCCCGCCGAAAGGTAAGGCCGCTGCGGGCTCGTTAGTGTTGGTTGTGTCAGAAGAGATGGTGGCAGATCCCAAGGTCAGCAAGAATATTGAGTCGGCAATCGCTTATGTCGGCGGTCGATGCGAGACACTTTTCTCTGGCGTTTATGTCCGAAAAAATGTGCCCGGATTGATTGCGATACTAAGTATGAATGGATTAGCGACATAGGAGATTATAATGAAAATTAGCAAAACAAAACTTAAGCAGATTATCGCAGAAGAAATGAAAGATTATTACGGCGGAGAAGCACACTCTCAATCAAAAGCCGATGCAGCAATGCCCCGCCGCGGCCCCGAAGAAGACCACAGTGACCGCCTGCTTGATTTAGCCGGCGAAGTGGGCGTACTAGCTTCTCGCGCGGATGATGAGATGAGAAATGTTCTCTTAAACTTACAAGGTGAGCTTGAGGCTATTGCGAGCAAAATGAGATACTAAGTATGAATTGGATTAAAACACTTTGGGATAAATTAGTAAACAAGACTTCTGTTTCCCCTACACTTGTAGTCGTTGAAGAAGTTGATGAAACTGATGCGGAGGCTGTAGCAGCTATTTTTACACAATTATGTATTGATGCTGGTATAGGACGAAAGTGGGTTATTAGATACGATATGGCAGCGGCATTTGTTGAATGGTATGAGGGTCCTGCTGAAGTTGAAGATATTAGAAACTCAATAGCCGATTTTAAGCGTGCCCGTCCAGATATGGCTCCCAACTTGGTGAGACTTAAATAGATGCCTTATAAGCGTGTTGGCAAATGCGTGTATAAGAAAAAACGCGATGGTTCTCAGGGAGAAAAGAAAGGCTGTTCTAAATCTGTAGCCATGGCAAAAAAGTATTTAAAAGCTCTTTATGCTGTTGAAGAAGTTATCCGCGAGGAACTTAAGAAGTTTTTACATGAGAGGGTAAATGTCCAATAAAGAGCAAGAACAATTAGATTTATATTTTTCTCCTCATGGAGAAACTTTAAAAGCTAGCGCATCAACTCTCAAGGATAACCCAGTGGGTACTTCAGATTATATTAATGAAAAACAAAAATCACTTCATTCTCCACGTGGTTACTATGATCCCGATGTTTTTTTAAGTCCACAAAAATTTGTTCAAAAATATAATCCCGATAATGTAAATGAATATAGACTATTTAAATTAAGCGTTATAGGAGAAAATAATGATGGCTAAAGCACAAGCATTTTTAGATTCGTGGTTGGCAAAACTAACTTCACGTAAACTCATGGTTTGGTTAACCGCTACGGGTCTTACACTCGCTGGGCATGTAACCAGTGAGGATTGGGTAATCATTTCAGCAATTTATATTGGTGGACAAACAGTTATTGATGGTATTTCTAGGCTACGAGGTTACAATGATTAAAGCAAAAATTCTTGATTTTGTTATTAAAAATTGGAAGGTCTTACTCATTTTGGTTTTAGCTGGTGTCATTGCTCTAAAAAGTCGATACGACTATGCCCTTATGCAGAATGCTTACGAGACACAGATAGAATCACATCAAGCACAAATTGAAGGCTTGAAGGAGATTCACAAACAAGAGCTAAGAGAAAAACAGAAATTGATGGAAAAACATCTGGAAACTATAGCTGAGATTGAAGAAGACTATGAAGATGCTTTAGGCATGATTAATGAGATCAGAGAAGATAAAAAATCAAAATACAGAAACAAATTCAATAGTGATCGTGAACAACTAATTAAAGATATAGAAGAGAAATTTGGTATTCAATATGTTCCTTAATTTGTTATTGATGTTGACCTTGGCCGCTGATGCAACGGAGCCTGCTAAGTTTACTGTTCTTGAATATAATGCACCGGCTCCTTTCGCCGGTGTTTTGTTTGATGAATATGCCATGTCTCAAATTATGGCAGACTTTGATATATACAAATATTCATGTGATATAAGAACTGATTATCAATTAAAAATTCAAAAAGAAGAATATGAATTTAAACTTGAAAACATGAGAATTGAAAACAAAGCCTTAACAGATGAGTACGATTTGTTTATAATGCAGAAAGACAAAGAAATAAATGCCTTGACTGATGCACTAAAAAAAACTTCTCCCCGGCACAAATGGTTATATTTTGCTGGTGGGATCCTCATTGGTACTGCCGCATCATATGGCGCATATAAGGTTTTAAAATGAGCAAAAATTATGATCAAATTGCTGCAACCGAAAAGGCAATTGCAGAGAAGTATGGCGCTGAGGCGATACAGAATCCAAAAGCTAACTGGGACGAAGTTAAAGAAAAAGAATATCTTGAACAAATGAAAGAGCTGTATCAAAAAACTAAGTCTAATGAAGAGACAGCGGAGAAAATAGATATAAATGGTATAAAGGTATCAAAAAAACTACTTAATAGAGAATCAGTGCAGACGTGTCCAGTTTGTGGAGCTTATCCTAAAAAATCTATGGACAATGTTTGTATGGTCAAGTTTGAATGTTGCGAAAAATGCTATTACAAATACGTGCAGCAGCGCGAAGACAGATGGTTAAAAGGATGGCGCCCAAATGAAAATAACAAAAAATGATATCAAGGTTGCAATTTTAGAAGCACTTGAAGAACAATCACCTTTGGATGTAAAAAAAGACCGTGCCAGCGCTGGCGTTGGAAAGGCAACGGCAATGACTCGTGCTGCAACAAAGGATACTGCTGGCGAGATTAGCCCGCAGGAACGAAATATCGCAACTAAGGTTTATGAATATATGCTTCAATTAGCTGCCGAAGAAGGCATGGACTTGAATACAAAAAGAAATGTCATACAAATTGTTTTTAATTTACTCGATAAAAGACTTAAGCCCGGTGGCGCTTCTGATACAGGGGCTGACGACGGACAAACAGTTACCACGGAAGGCCACTGCCCATCCGCTTCACCGGAGCCCTTACCACAGATGACGCACGATTCCGATCATGGAGAGGGCAGAATGGCTAAGTCTCAATTGTATAGAGCAGCGGAGTATGCGTCAGAACTAGAACAAATGATTCAGGATGGCGATGAATTAGATGCTTGGGTGCAAGCTAAAATCACTAAAGCTTCCGATTACCTTTCCTCAGTTAAACACTATTTATATTACAAGAACGTCAGAGGAGACCAGTAATGGCAACAGTTTATGAAATTATACAAGGCTTATCGCAGGCCGCAGCTAATGCTTATGATGGAGCATTGGACGAAAACGGAGAACCCTTAAAGCCCGGTCTTCAACGTGACGAAGGACGCCCACTTATTGACAAAAGAGTGATGGATGGCTTTAATGTAACTTTTTATGGCAACAAGATGTGCTTGGGTTATCATTCTGAAGTACACCTTCGTGAAGTATACGCTAATGGTTTTGAACAAGAGATTGAACAGCGTCTTGCTGATGTCGTTAAATTTCTCAAAAAAGAATACAAAAAGATTGTAGGCAGCGCCGTAACTCTCACAAAAGAGGGAGAGGTGGATGTTTGCGTTGAAAATTCCTCTAGAGTTAGAAGCTGGGTTACTGCTAAAATGCATTATAAGATTGGTGGTTTAGATGAAGAGATGGCCTACAACCAGCCATCAGAGGATCGTCTTGAGGATAGTTTTAAAAAGTTTTTAGAACAAGGTGGTTGGAATGGAGACGGTGGTAAGCGCCCAGAAAATGATTCTAGAAAAAAGGAATCATAAAGTGAAACTTACTAAGGCTAGCCTCCAAAAAATAATTATTGAAGAGTATGTAAAAGATACTTTTTTAGATGAAGCCATGAGCAAAAAGAAAGCCGAGCAAGTTTTGGCTTGGATTAGAGGCGAAGCTCCTCGACCGGAGTGGCTTACAGATGATTACGGCCTTAGTGGCAAAGCTAAATCCGGACAATCGCCTAATGATTCCGATGTAGATAGAGCAGCTCAAACAATGCCTCTTCCTACGGGGGAGATGCCTCAATACGACGATGAGGATGTTTACGACGGTGGCGCTTATGATCCAGAGGCAGAGTACGCCCCTTCAGTTCTTCCCTTGGAGGATCAAGTTACAGCTTTAGTACAAGATTTACAACCAGAAGAGATGCTAGACTTATTTACAGCAGTTATTGAAAAGCTTGCCCCAGAGTATATTGAGCCACAGCGCCGGCAAATAGGCTTCAGAGAAGTAAAGTATATTATCCAAGAAGTATTAAACGAAGTTGGTGATTATCATTTTGGCTTTGGCGACGAAGAAAAATATGACGCCCTAGACCCACATGGTTTTGGCAGTATGTCAGATGCAGAATTAATTGACATGATTGAAAGAGAAGGCATGGAAGAGATTTTGGTTACTGATGGTGATGGCGATCTTGTCAATCGTGAAGAAGTGATAGCGGCCTTGAAAAATGTATGAGCTTCAAACTAACAAAAAAAGAAATATTAAAAGAAGTAGTTAAATGCGGCAAGGACCCATCTTACTTTCTTAAAACATATGCTCGCATCTCGCACCCAATGCATGGGTTAATTTTATTCAATACGTTTGATTATCAAGACGAGTTGCTGAACGACTTCAACGATTATCGCTTTAATGTAATCAACAAAGGACGACAGCTTGGTATTTCCACACTGACTGCTGGATACATTGTATGGATGATGCTCTTCCACCGCGATAAGTCTATTCTTGTTATGGCAACTAAGTTTGAAACGGCTGGAAACCTTGTGCGCAAAGTTAAAAGTATCATGAAAAATTTGCCTGATTGGATTCGGATTGCCTCTATTTCTACAGATAACCGCACATCTTTTGAGTTATCAAATGGCTCAACTATTAAGGCAGCCTCGACTTCTGGTGATGCTGGTCGTTCTGAAGCATTGTCTTTGCTGGTGCTTGATGAGGCCGCACACATTGATGGGCTTGAAGAACTGTGGACTGGTTTGTATCCTACGCTTTCTACTGGTGGTCGATGTATAGCAATATCAACACCAAATGGTGTTGGTAACTGGTTTCATAAAACTTGTGTTGGAGCAGAAACAAAAGAAAACAATTTTAAACTGACGACTTTGATGTGGGATGTACACCCAGAGCGTGACGAAGAGTGGTTCAAGAAAGAAACCAAAAACATGTCACGCCGTCAGATTGCACAAGAGCTTGAGTGTAACTTCAATACTTCAGGCGAAACAGTTGTAGATCCTGATGCACTTGAGTGGATTGGCGGG